TAATTTGTTGTATATTTATTTCTTTTTACTTGATATAATCAATTAACATCTCATCTTTGGCTTTTTGATAAAATGTTCGGTCAATTTCAAATCCGTATGAACTTCTTCCTAACTCACAAGCTGCTCTCAATGTGCTTCCGCTTCCGCAACAAGGATCAATCACAACATCGCCAGGATCGGTAAATGTTTCAATCAGCCTCTTCAATAGTGCAACTGGTTTCTGTGCAGGGTGAATCTTTGGTATTTCTTTTGTATCTTTTTCCCATGTGAACCAGTTAAATATCATATGTCCAGTCCCTCTGATTGTTTTTCCGTTCTCATCATATTGTGCGCCATTACGGAATTTAGGAAGTCTGTCTCTATATAAAAGTAATGCATATTCTGTAGCCCCTACAACTCTCATATTTGCTTTCAACACCTGTGGGCTATAATTCTTAACAAACACAAGTGGTATGTAATGAACAAATCCGTGTTTCGCTGCTGCATTAATAAGTGTCTGAATTTGTTCAAATGAACAAAACACGATCATACAAGGTGAATCACTACTTCTCCCACGAATAGATTTCTTTTTATCCTCTTTCTTTAACATTTTTGAACAGAAATGGAAATATTCGTAGAGATTAAAGTTAAAATCTGAATTAAACGCCGACTTTCCAGCCAACTTGCTTTCCCCGTTTTTGTTATCTCCACCTTTATACCACATAGGATTTGAACCATAAAAATTATTTCCCACATTATACGGCACATCTGCTATAATAAGTTGTGCGGGACGAATACCATACTTTTTATAATTCTGCATTGAGTCACGAAAAATTTCACATTTTATTCTCGGCTCAATTGTCCCCCCGTGTAAGATTGATTAGTCTCAAGATTATTCAACTCTTTTTCTCCTTTGGTTGTATATTTATTTAGTTTATCTTATATATAAGAAATACTGACTGGGTTTTCCCACTCAGCTTTCTTATATAATATCATATTAAGTTGTATGTGTCAATATTTATTTCGTTTATCTTATGTGCAATAAATCTTATTTACCTTTTCTATAATTGCCATTTCTTCCTGTCGCTTTTCTTCTTCAAATTCTTCTTTAAAGGAATCGCGCCACTTTTTCATCTCACCTGTATTTTCCGGATCAATCCATTGTGAGATAATCCTTGCAATGTCATCACCACATTTTTCCCGTACAATATCAATGACGTGATGTTTATTTCCTACGGTATCAATTTGTCCATCTGGTAATTGTACTAAATCCATTTCTTCTTCCTTCTCACAGTTCTTCTTTAAATAATAACGTGTCGCGTCTTGTGGATTTTCAATATCATTGTAATTTTCTATAATATATTTTCCCTTAATACCTCTCTTTGTTGCTGGGGCAATTTTACTGCAAAATAAATTATAGTCTATCCCTTTTTGAATATATGACTCTGTTAATGCCATTGATCTGCTAGTACAATTAACATTAAAGAATCTAATTGACGTTCCGTCCGTCAATATAATTTTTAATTGATTTCTATAAATGCGGAATAAACAATATCCTGGATAACTGTCCAAAATCTTTTCAAATAATACTTCCGCCCATTTTCTATCGTAATACCAAATACCGATATTTCTTGCGAAATTATTCATCCTTTATACTTTCCTCCAATTGCCATATAAGTCATTTGGCTATAACTCTTATGTACAATTTATTTTACAAACTCTGCTGTTCCATCTTTATAACTCTTTAGTTTCCAACCTTTGCTATTAAACCACTTTTGTTTATACCCATACCTTTTTATCCATTTTTTATTTATTCTCTTTTTCTTATGCTTTTTCGCTTGTACAGTTTTTAAATATTGGATAGTGTATGAATCTGGTTTTCCTGAAATATCCACACCAAAGATTTTTAATAATTTATCTATATTAATGCCTTTATCTGGTTCTAATGTGAATGAACCCTCAACCATATCGAACCTTTTTACACATTTTTCTTCCATTTGCATAAATTGTTTCCTTGTCACTTTTCAAAATATATTACTCAACATCTACCCCACCCCATATAAAAGGAATAGCATATTTATGGGGAAAATTGAAATAAACAATAAAAACAGAATTTTATTTAGTTTTAATATCTATATATTGTGTCTATAATATTTTTAAGCACCATATATTGTGTGCTAATCTTTCCAAATAAAAGATCCTTGCACAACAGCTAATAATGCAAATATGAAATACAACAGTAAACATTTTCCACATATTTCCAAAAATGCAATAACCGTAAATCCTTTTGTCATAATCAACGTGCAAATTAAATATGCCGGGCATATAGTCATACAGCACGACATAGCAGCCAACAAAAGAATAAAAACGATAATCTGTATGTACCTAACATACTTTTTTATATATTTCATTTATCTCAGCTCCACAAGATATTTTATAGTACATTGTTCTTC